GGCTTCAAGTGCTTCGTGGTATGCCCAATAGAGGAGAGCATCTTGGATGTAAGTATCCAAAAGGGTTTTGTATACACCACTAATAGTTCCTGCAGCAACATCGGTTAAAATCTTTTGATAAAGTTTATAACCCAACATTCTTTGGATGTTGATGTCTTGTGCTTCTCTAATAGCATTCTTTAACAAATCAGGGTCAATAGCATTATTGAGGTCTGAAAAGTTTTTTAGTTTGTTTTCGCTGATTAGTAAGGTCGTAGTCATACTTTTTCCTCTATTTTATCTTCAAGTTGTGTTTCCTCACCGGCTTCAGCCTCTACGGATGTTACAACCTCTAGTTCTTCTTCTCCATCAGAGAATAGTTTAGTTTGTTGAACTCCCAAGGTAATATCCAAACCATTTGTATCAAAGATTTTCTCAAAGGTTTTGAGAATGTCTGATTGCATTGGTTGGATTACGGTAATAAGGAAATGTGCGTATGCATCCAATAACTCTTGTCTTCCACCAAGTTGTCCTTCGGTTTTAATACCGACTAACATAGGTGATGTGATGCGGTGACCAGTCAAAATCTTTTGAGTCACCATATCGTTTACAGTTGTATAGTAACCATCTGCACCATTTTGTGGAATAGGTGTGATGTCTGGTTTTTGGTCTTGGTTTGCAACATCAATGTAAATCAAAGAACCAGCATTGTCGGTTCCTGAATAAGATGCTCTCAACATTCTTTCAATCTCATCTCTTTCTTCTTCATTTGCGTCAGTAAAGGTTGTGATTGCGAGTGATGGTGCTAAACCATTCTTTAAGTTATTCAAGTGGAAGTTGTCTACCTCACTATCTAACTCAATAGTTTTGATTGACCCCATATAGTCAGGAATAGGGTAGTAATCATAGCCAGTTGTGTATGGCTTGAAATAAATGATTTGAGAAGCTGATGTTCTATCTCTACGAGAGAATGCTGGAAGATATGGTAGGTCTTCCGTGTTTGGTCTAAAACCACTTTTAGCCCAATCTCTCCAAATGTAATAGCCAGGAACATTTCCTCTTTCATCCATTTTATGAGCACGAAGGTATGAGAAATCAACGTGGTATACTTCAGCGATACTTGTTCTATCGTTAGACCAAATAACTTCCAAAGCAAATCCACCATAGATTACTCTATCCAATGCTACTTTATTGAAAATGTCGTTCCAGCTTTCACCTTCTTTGTTTGCATATTCAAGGATGCTTTCATCTTCAGCAGTCAAACCTTCACCAATGATAGCTTGATGTTTTGCGTTTACTGCCGTTGAGTGAACTGATGACTTGTGGTATAGTTCAGTCAAATATTGTGGCCATTTGTTTTCTGGGCCAAAGAACACTACATCTTTTCTATCATCCTCAAATAGATTTGTTGATGGGTAAATGTAATCCCCATACTTGGGAATGATAGACATTCGGTGTTTTTTAAGATTATCTTTCATATTCATCATCCTTGATATACCACGAAGGCTGCGTTTTCATTAGCAGAGGAGTAAATATCCCTTCCTATGCTCTCTGAAACGAACGCTCTTGTAGTCAATATACTATTGCCTAATGAAGTAGGAATGCCCGGAACTGAACTCCAAGTGCTTCCCATAACTTTCCATTTTCTTGTTTCAGTACTGTAGATTGAGTAAGCTGCATATGCATCATCCCATGCAATAGCTTCTAAATCCCAATCAACATCTTCTATATCCCATTGTGCTCCAAAGTCAGCAAGGGAATATACATATGCGTCATATGTCCCACCTACTAATGGTAGAGTGGACTTATCCGTGTCGATAATGTATGAACTGCTTAGTTCAACAGGAATATTGAACCATTTACCTGATTTACTACCAGTTCCTTGTGCGATGTATTCATCTTTGCTGAAATCATCTACAAATCTTAAAATAAATCCACTCCCATCAGCATAAGAGCCGGATGGAAGAACAGTAGCTACGTTACTTGATGACGCGTATAAGTAAATCATACATTACCTCTTTATTAAAAAAGGGGTGAGGTTTTATCCCCACCCCTCTTATTATATGGTGTTTTACCTTTTGGATTAACCAACAGCAATACCTGCCAAAACACCTGCCAACGATGAACCCGAAAGTTCAGACGCTGGTTCTGGCTCTTGGCCAGTAAATGTTAGCAGGTATTGGTTCGCGTCCCCGAAAGATGTTCCGGTTTGACCTGTTCCACCACTCAAAGACAATCCACGAGTTTGACCTAATAAGAAGAATACTCCAACCCCATCTTCTGAACCATTGTTGGTTTCAACAATCATTTTGATGTTAGGATTTTTAGCGAGAACTCTTACTTGGTTACGAGTTGTAGATTGCATTTTATGGAACGGCGCATTAACCACTTGTTCATAGAAGATAGTTCCGTTTTCTACGTTAGAGTTGATTGTCTCGGTGAAATCACCTGTTTGACGGGTCAACTCAAACTTATAGAAAGTACCAGAACCACTTACTGCAGAAAGCAAGCCGGTTGTGCCGCTTGTTGAACTAATACTACCGGAGAGGATATAAATGTTTTTAAGACCACCAGTATTGTCTCTACACCCAAGTGTAAATCCTGATGTAATATCACATGAACTCATATCTTTTCTCCTTTTATTTTATTCAACAATGATTTAGGCCAAGTCGTTACTAACCCAGAACTCTGGATAAGCGATGTTTACACCCAACTTGGTTACAACTCTGTGCTTCAACTGGTCTGATGCAATATCATACCAAAGTTGGAATGAAGAGAAGTCAGACAACAAATCAGTACCAACTACGATGTGCTTAGCAGGACCCATAACGATACGGTTAGAACCTTGCAAACCAACAACACCAACAATCTTCACGTTAGCGAATGGGTGCATCATTTCCATCAAGTTAGTACGATTAGTTACAGATTGCGGGTCAAAATGATAGTTATTTTGAGTGCGCAACCATACGATGTACTTGCGGAAGTTAGCGATAGACATAAATGCAGTCAAGTCTTCACGGTCTTGAACATCAACAGACAAAGCTTCTAACATTTGGTCAATCTGATTACCGATGTTAGCTGAAGTAGGAGCAACTGAAGCAGTTACTTGAACGCCAGTAGTTGAACCAGAGATGATAGTTGAAAGACCATTAACACAGTCACCAGCACCAGTTGTAGCAGTCCACAAGAATGTGTCGTTTGCTTTTTGGAAACCTCTTACGATTTGGTCAGAGTATTCTGAAACCAAAGTAAATGTCTCGTTGTAAGAACCATTTGGTTGCATTACACCCAAGTATTTAGTATCCAAGTCACGAAGACATAGACCGTCGTGAGATGAACGCTGGCAAACTTCGATATCGCGTTGTGCGAATGAAGCAGTGCCTGCCAATGAAGTTACACAACCACGGCCATCAACGATGTCCAAGTCAACCTCAAATAAGTTAATCGGTTCTTTATATTTTACGCCTTCTTTTACAGTCGCAAACTCGATGGTAGAACCCCCCATGATAGCTTTAACAACTAACTCGCCTGCGGTTTCGTTGTTGAAGTTATCTAATGTGCTAATATCAAATGCCATATTATACCTCTTTTTTAGTTTCTTTTTCTTGCAATCAAACGCTCAATATCTGCAGCGTTTCGGTAGTTTTCTTTAACTACACTTTTGTTAAACTTTGAAGCGATAGTCTTTTCGTTAGCAGGTGCTGAAGCGAATGAGTCGAACTTGGCTTCAAGTTCAGCCATCTTCTCTTCATATTTCTTCATCATTTCACTAACTTGTTCTGCAACTGCTTCTGCAACTGCAGCAACTACTTCTTCTGAAATAGCTTCTTCTACAACATCAACAACCTCTTCAACAACCTCTTCGGCTACTGCTTCGGCAACTGCTTCTGCTGGAGTTTCTGGCATTTCTTCGCCAGGAAGCTGCATTTCTTCTTCATCTTCATGCTCTGCAGCTTCAACCTCTTCTGCCGGTGCTGTTTCAGTAATAGCTTCAATCTTGCCATCAGCAGTTACGATAGTGATGCCACCTTCAAGGGCGTGCTCACCATCTGGTGCTGGGACTTGACCATCCGCTGTTACTACAAAAACTGCAAGACCTTGTGCGAGTTCTTCACCCTCATAAGTGAGTGTAAGTTCACCATCTGCAGTTTTGATTTCACCGAAGGATTGTTCAGCAGCAGCTTCAACCAAGTTGAAATGCTTTTTAACTAAATCTTTAATGTTTTCCATTATTTAGTTCCTTCTTTTGTGGTTATACAAAAATGAAAATGAAACGAACCCATCACCTATACTGATTTACCATCCATCGCAACTTCAAGTCAAAAAAGTATCAAGCGTTTGGCGTATCGCTCTACTTTCGTGTTTCATTTATTAACTTGTCTGCAAAGAAACCTTCTACTGAAAATCCTTTTACAAGACCCGTTAAAACATACTCGTTCCAAATGGTGTCGTTGTTTACCTTCATCATTCCAAACCAAGTTCCTTTTGGGTATTCTTTACCTGTAAGGGCTTTTGATTTATCATTATTTGGGTCAACAACTAGCCAAGTTTCAACGAGGACTACATCATTATATACAACATTACTATTGTGTTCCAAGTTTGTCGTATCTTGTCTTTTTTCTATTTGATATTTGTAAGCAATCTTCTTAATAGTATCATCTGAAAAGTAAACGTAGTATTCATTTCCGTATTCATCAATACGATATATCAACTTATCAGGCACCATCAAAGGGCCTGCGATTATTCTTTGTGCATCACTCTTTGCAAAGGACTCACCAATAGCTCTTCCACCTATAACAGTTCCACCAAGAATACCGAGTGTTGATTTAGTATCTTGTGTTGTTGCTTCTTGAACTTTGATGTCCCCTCTAACCCATTTCTTTGTATTTGGGTTATAAACTTGTCTAACGGATTTCCAATAGTGTCTGCAGTTATTACCACCAGCAAACTGGAAGATGTCGTAAGAGTTTGAGCCATCAGGACCAAAGCCAGGGTTTGCACCTTTGAGTGATAAGTTGTTGATGTCTTCTTTTCTAAACAATAAGCCCAAGTCAATCAGTTGTTTACAAAAACTTCTCGTGTTAGATTGTTTAGGAGCACCCTTGCCTGGCAATACTGAATATTTGTATCTAATACGAGATGTTTGACTATCCGTAATACTTTCTTCGTTAGGTTGTGCATCAGCAGATGTTACTGCAAATGTTTCTTGGTCGTATAGGACATCTTCCTCACCAACTGATTTTAAGTAGTCAATGAGTTCTTCTTTTTGTTCATCGGTAAGGTCATTCCAAGATTTCATTTGACCTCTTCTCCACTCATCATATGCTTCTTGTAGGACATCATCCCACTCTGGCTCGTGTGATTGGCAAGGCATGTAAACTACGAAATCACCTACTTGGTGTTCGTGGTATCCTTCACATCCAGCAACTTGAGCAACTTCACTTGCTTCTTCTGGTGTAGAGAATACTGGCAATCCATCTATATAACCCAAGAACGAGAATAGACCTTCAAGGTATTCACCGATTTGTTCTTGCTCAAACTTATCATTCCAATACGAATAACAAACTGCAGCTCTTTGGCTATCATCAGGATATTCTGTATTTAGGTCATCCATACATCTTGAAATGAACTCGTTTTCAGTTTCACTTGCTCTTGGTTTTACAAAGATGTCTTTTACAATCAAGGAACCAGATGGTTCATTTACATAGTTAGGCAATGCACTAACATCAACTGCTCCCTCAAATAATCCAAGTTCTTTTAGTTTTGCTTCCGACCATCTCTTAGCAGCAAGGCCACCCCAAAGGAGATAAGAGATAGTACCACAAGCTTCAGTATCACTTTCATCATAGTATTCTTCTGCTCTTGATAGGTATGAGTACATCCTTTTGATTGTCTCAACTGAAATGGCTTCTTTATTAGCCAACTGCTGCGCTCTTACTTTACCAACTTGGGTGGCACATTTGTTGTTGACCTTCTCGTTTAACTCAATACCTCTTTTAGCATTATTTGATACTGCGTCTGGGTAGTCAGTATAACTCTCAAACAACTCTTTGTTTTCTTTTGAGAACATAATGAAGTTTTCTTCTATTGCTGGTTCTTCTACTAAAGCAATACCGTCAACTCCGCTATAGCCATCTAACTCATCAATATCAAGTTTAACTATCTTTACACTTTTATTCATAATCTATCCTTTATCCACCAAGGGTTCTTCTTCTATTCAATCGTGCATCAGCCTCGTTTGCATCTGCGATGTCTTGCCCAATAACGTACGCGCGGACGGTTCCTGTTGGAGCGCCGAACTGCGGCGTAAGTTGGGTTCCAGCTGCCTGTTGTCCTACTGGCGTAAATCCACCTGCGGAACTTGGAATGTTTACATTTGTTCCACCACCTCCGCCTGTTGAAGGGGCTGATGATGAACCAAACTGAGCACCTCTGATTTCTGCGATAGAACTTCTTGTTCTTGCAGCGATAGCCGCAACAAGAGCAATACCGATTGCAGTTCCAAGACCAGGCAAAATCGTATTGAACTTCTGCGCCCCCGCGAAAGCGTCAAAAGATGCTTGGGTTGAGGTAGTGATTACTTGAGCGATTTTATATTTCTTTGCTTTATCAAATCCTTCTTTGTTTGACTCATCTTGGGTAGCCAACAAGTCAGAGAAGAACTGATTAGCAGTTCCGGCAAGTTCCTTTGTAGTTTGGAATGCAGTTGACTGAACGAATGATTTAGTAATCTGGTCAGCTAACTCTACATATGCTTGTAGATTTGAGATATTGCGTTGAGAACTTCTATTTAACTCTTTTTGAGCAATAATACTTGTGTTCTTTATTCTATTCTGAAAGTCCTTATCAAGTCTATCGTTTGCTTCGTTGATTTGTTTAGTCAACTCCGTACCTAATGCGGCTCGGTTCTCCTTGATGATTTGATTTCTAATAGCAACAAGTTTCTTATAGAAATCTTGGTATTCCTTATACTCTTGTTCTCTTTCCTTACGGATTTCCTCTAATCTCTTCTCTCTTGCTTCTTTGAGTCGGTTTTGATAGTTGATTTCAAGGACTGCTTTATCGTTTACGAGGTTTTTGTATTCATCACTATCTTGTTCGTAGAGTTTCATTTTCTCTGCGATGATTTTTCTTTCAATCTCAATAGTTTCTTCACCTCTTGCTTGAGCAAGTTTAAGTTCTCGTTCAAGGGTCTTTACTCTTTCATCAGCAACTTCTTTGGTCTTCTTCAATGCAAGTTCTTCTTCACTTGCAACAAGACCTAATGCTGAACCAACCCTACGAAGGAACTTACCTACTTTTTCTAATGCTGTATTGAGTGGCCCTAACCTATCTGCAATGAACTCACGGATTTGTTTACCAAACTTCGTAAAGATTAAAACAGCACCAGCTACTGCGGCAATAACCAAACCAATAGGGTTTGCAGAAAGAACAACATTAAGAACACGTTGTGCTGCGGCGAGTGCTTTGGTAGATATTGCAGCGGCTTTCTCAACTGCAATCCTTGCAGCGATACGAGCTTGTAGTAAACCTTCTGCGGCTGCACGAGAACCTACTGCGATTGCAATAACACTCTGCAGTTTGGCTTCGGCTTTTTGGACTAACTCACTTTCACCACCAAATAAAGTAAGAGTACCTGTAGCGACTGCAATAGAACCTGCAATCCCCTCAAACCCTTTTACGAATGCATCAACAGTCTGGCCTGGCTCAAGTCCTTCCAACTGTTTGTCTATGGTTTTGAGTTCTGACCCTACTTTTCTTGCTTTGTCTGAAAGTTCGGTAAATGCCTTTGAGCCAACTTCCGTTTGCTCTAACTCCTCGTTGATGGCTTCTAACTCTTTGCGTAAGTCCCCAAGGGTCTTCGCTGAGTTGCCTTCATCAACCTCGACATTGAAACTAATGGTTCTCGACATATATAAACCTCATTCTTTTTTAC